TGTTGTTGCAAATGAAGCACTAGTTGCATTGTTTGCAAATGAAGCTGTACCTTGTAGTGAGCCTGTAAATTGACCATTAAATGTTCCATTAAACGATCCTGTATTGCTTAAGAATTGATCTATTCTATTTGCTGTTAATATAACAGATGGGATACCAGGGTGTAGACTTGATGATGCCTCAGCTAACAATCTCATGTCTATATCAGCTGAGCTCCATATAATTTGATAGTAGTCATTAGCTGCTGATTGTACAAACCAGTTCCAAGCTGCTACTAACCTGTTATTATTTTTAGGTAAAGTTAAGGATGTTGCGGTATCGATAAGATCAGTACCATTTTTTCTAATCCAAATATCGATATTATCTTCCCCACCATCTGTTTTATCTATCTGAGCAGAGAATTGTATATTGTATACACCCGCAGTTTCTGTTTTAATGTAGGTGTTGAAAGGACTGGTTGAGCCGGATAGTGAAACTCCATTTGTAATAGCAGTTTCATTAAACGACATTGAGTTAGCTGCATTAGCTACAGGATTTGGTTGTGTAGTTGTGTCGTAAAAACTACCATATGATCCTGTTGAGGTATTAAAATTGCCGGAACCTGTTCCGGTTGAAGAAATAGTAACTTGACCTTTACCACTTATTGGTGATAATATAATATTTGGCCCAGCTAATAATTGTGTTACACCACCATTTGAGGCAAAAGAAGCGGTTTGAGCGAAAGTTGCAAATGAAGCACTTATAACACTATTTGATCCAAATGGGCCAAATACATTTGAAGCGGTTATAAATGAAGATGTGATTGAATTTCGAGCCCAACTAGCGGTTCCGTGTAACGAACCTGTGATTCCATTGGTTACTTCTAATGAATTTAAGACAGCGTCAGAACCACTGACAATTACGCGTTTCCATGACGGCATATTTATAAATTTATTACGGTTGGTTACAACAAATGTGTGCTGTCCACTTCCCTTACGGGCCTATAATATAGTCATAAATATTGGTACTTTGCCTCTAGTTACAGTTTGTTGTTTTTGTATTTCAAATCTACTAGCTGTTTTTGTAGCTTTAAAGTTAGATTGTATACTGTTTCAACGTATTCTCCTCTAAACAAACCATTTTTAATGGTTAGTAGTAACAGCTCAAGTTCCTTGTCTGTTAACTCAAGAGTAGTAGAATCGTTTGTGGGGGAAAGAGTGGGGGTTTCCACTTCAATTGTAGTTCCCCCTACTATAATGTTTCCGGCTGAAAATGACATAAACCAATTTTTTAATGTATTAAGAGTAGATCCAAATACCTTCATCTGAACCTATAAAAATATTACCTTTTACTTGATATCTAGCTGCTACTACGGTTGGATCTGTACCTGCTCCTTCTAAAGTTAAAGCCATGTAAGCATCAGGAACAAATGCGTTTTGAGAAGCATCAAATGAGCTACTTACTCCCCAACGTGTAGCACCAGAATCAAATCCAAATACTTCAGCGTTTAAAGCATTGGTTTGTTGTATTGCAATACCACCGTCTCCAGCTGCATTTGAGCCAGAAGCTAAACGGATAAATCTATCTGCTATATCGAGATCTTCGGTATGTTGAAAAGAAGCAGTACCAAATACTGTTAAATTTCTACTAACTACTAAATCTTGACCAATAGTTACATCGTTTGGTAAACCAATTGTTACTGTAGTGCCTGCTACTGAAGTTTCGATTTCGTTTGCAGTACCCCCAATTGTTAAATCTTGAGTTATTAGATCAATTGTAATCCCTGATCCGTTAGAACCAGATATGTTTAGATCAGTAGCTAGTCCTGTTAAACCTGAACCATCACCTTGGAATGAACCACTGAATGAGCCACTTAATACTGAGTTAGCACCGGATAATTGAATAGAGGTAGCACCTGATACTACTGTACCATTGTCTGTTAAGGAAGAGTTAACGAATGCGACTCCATTCCATTTTGTTACTGCATTACTGTTTAAAGCAGCAGCACCAGAAACAGCAACTGTAGTTGCACCTGAACCATTATAAGTAAATGGGGTGATGCCCGATCCTTGTGTTAAGTTTTGTAAACCTGTAACAGCACCCGAAAATGAACCACTGAAAGAGCCAGTTAATACTGAACCTGTACCTGTAGAGATAATGGAGCTAGACCCGATATTAAAAATACTTCCACTGAAGGAAATACCACTATTTTGGAGAGCACCACCAATTCCTGCTATTACCAAATTTCCGTTTGTTAAAACAGAGGAGGTAATTTGGGCTAGATGGGCATTCGAGCCGCTAACAATTATTTTCTTCCAAGTTGCCATTATATTCTACAGTATTGTTTTGTTATAAATATTATTATTTTTACATTCCAACATAAAACTCATTGCTCGCATACACAATCCCTCCTTCAACAGGTGAGGGTAAAGAAGCAAATTCTAGCAATTGGAATCTACCATCACCATCTACTTTAATACCGGTATTTGTGCTCGTATTTCGTATTAGCATTAAATTATCAATGCTTCCGGTGTGGTATACCTCTAAACGAGATGTACCACTGGAATTGCCGCCTATAGTTAAATTTAATCCATCGAACTGCAGATTAGGTTCACCTTGTATAATGTCAGGATAACCAGTAGCAGTAATTACATAATTGTTAACATTTTCTAATATATTAATACTACCACTGACGGGTTCAATGGTATATGCTCCTACATTTAACGAATCTATAAATCTAATATCTGACATCTTATGATCTTAATTCTGATCCGGGATCGGGTGATTGTGTTTCTCTTCCAGGTACAACATCTCCAACACTAGTAATTCTACCATCGGTATCTCTATCTTTTCTAGTTCTACCATCACTTAGTTTTCTAACATTTGGATCGAATATATCGGAGTTGGAAGTTGTTTCTAGTTGTATAATGATTTTAGATTTGGAGTTTACCTTCTTGATAGAATTCAAATCCTTTTGTAGTGTATCTGGTATAATATAGCCACGTAATCGAATAGTAAATGTTCCTTTTACTAGTCTATCTTGACCCGTTGTTAATTCTGTAGCCGTAATAAATTGGTCTATAAATGCTCTAAATTTAAAGCGTTCAGGATCACCCCAGTAAGCATCCGAAGCATATTCAATGGATTCAATTACTTTGTTTAATTGTTCCATGTAATATGTTTGTATAATACAGCTGTATTCTAAAGTAACGTAATCGGGAACAGTTACAGCATAAAATGTTTTAACCGGAATTCTATTGTTTAAAGCAGCAAAATTGCTATAGAAGTTTTTAGGGTTAAATGCTTTCTGGAATGTAGCGTATAGATTAGGTTGGTTAGAATCTAATTTGTTTGCTACAGACCTATCTTTAGATATAGAGTCTCGTTTTACAGCTATTAATGGGAGCATTATTGCCCCATTTTTATCTCTATAATATCCATCTTTTTGGAATGATTTCCAGCTTTCAGGAGAACCATATATAACGGGTACTTCAATTCTTTCACCATTTTGATATACAAAAGGTCGTATTACATTTTTAAAGTAGTAAAATACTGCTTCATCTAAGTCTTGTATACCAATAGAAAATGGCTTTGTAGTATCGTCTTTAAAACTTAATTTAGTAGAACGATTAAACTCTATACCAGTTTCACTTTCGTTTGGATTTATTTTGGCATTAGGATTACCTCTAACCGGATCAGTTGCTTTTTGGAGATTTTCACTAATCTCTCGTTGCGATTTGGGTACAGGTTTTCTTGGTCGAGCCATTATTATGTGCGTTCTTTATATGGAGAAATTGCAACCTTATCTGCTGGGATATAGAAAGTATCACATATTATGGATATGCTTGAGCCAAATTCTTCCAATCCTGGATTTAATGGATTTTGATTATTTGGATAATCTGGGTTCTTACCTACAAAGTATTGGTTAATTATTGTAGATTGTACTCCATGGTAACTGTCTTGATATAATATAATATCTCCTACTTCAGGTACTACGTTAGCATCTACTAGATCATCTCTAAAGAAAGCAAATGACATACCTTGTTGATATTCTACACCCATATCACTTACTGGGTATTGTTGGTCTATTCTAGTTATTAAACAGTTAAATAGAAATGGACCATCGTAATA